CTACAGTGCCGCGGTCACACTGACCCGCACAGCCGATACGCCTGCTGCCTATACTGCCAATGACGTAATAGGCGCGGCTACAGGATCAACTGCCGCCATAGAATTTACAAACATGGGGCCAAGTGGTGGGCGGGTAATTATCACAAGTACCTCGCTACTGATCCGCTTAGACGCAGTGCCAGCCGGTATGACTGGAATGAGATTGCACATGTACAACGTCACGCCTCCAAGTGCTTATGGCGACCATGTGGCGTGGGATTTATTGACCGGTGACCGTGCCTCATATCTTGGATTCGTTGACTTTGGTACTCCTGTTGACATGGGCGGGACTCTGTACATTTCAAGGGATGATGAAACTAAGCAAGTAAAACTTGCCGGCACTTCGATCTTTGGCTATCTCATCACTATCGGCTCACACAGTCCGGCGTCGGCTACCGTCTACGTTCCTACCCTGCACAGCATAGGCGTCTAATGCGACCAGCACTCGCAAAAATCCTCTTTAAGCGAAAGCCAAGGGCAAGCCTTGACCTGCCCCTGCAAGCGGCACTCATCCCGCGTTACGCCGACGGTTCATCCACGCCCACCTACACCAACGCCACAGTCCGTAAAATGACTGACTTCGAGGGCTTGCAGAAAGATGTGCTTAGTGGAGAGTTCCGTCCGCAGGGTGCTAGGCGGGTGCATAATCTGGTGGCTAATTCAGAGGTGCTAACGGCTGCTGGTGGGTGGACTCTAAGCAATGCAACCTCAGTTGTTGGTGCTACTGACCCAGAAGGCGGAACAACTGCCTACACCGTAACCGCAACCTCAGCGGTTGGCCAGATATTTAACAACACACTGACACCGGCCAACTCCCTCGTGGTGCCTTCAATCTGGATTAAAAGACTGGTAGGCACTGGTACCATATATATACATAACGGCGCACGAACACCCATAGACATTACTTCTCAGGTCACAACGAGCTGGAAGCGATTTGCTACTACGGCTGCTTCCCACGCATCCGGGAGCGTTGTAAATCCTCGCATAGATACAAGCGGAGATGCTATAGCTATCTGGCACCCAATGATGGAACAGGTCACCGGCCAAACCAACGTAGCGCCATCCGAATACGTTTCAGTCGGAGTACTGGCAGCACCCTTCCACGGCGCAGGTGTTGATGGCGTAAAATTCTTCCAGACGTTAAATGCTAACTCGGTAAGCTCAAACGTAGTTACAGAAGCCGTTGGCGCTAATATAAACTCCGCTGCTGCTGAATGTGCTGGCGGCGTAACTGCTGGCGTAGTAGATGCCAACGGCCCATTCGGATATTTAGCCGAGGGCGCAAGAACTAATTCGATTCTCCAAAGCAACACGCTTGGCACCACTTGGACAGTAAGTAACGCTGCTGACATGAACGTTGTCGGTGACAATATCTACGTTGGAGTTGACGGTCATACCACGATGGATAGGTTGCAGCCAAAAGCTACCACTGCTATTCACTCGCTCAACCAAGCATTTACCTTCACTGCAACAAGATACACTTCTTCTGCTGATTTCAGGTACGTCTCTGCCACTCCGCAAAGATGGGTAGCGATAATCTGCAATGACGGCACTACTACTTGGGGAGCCTCATTCGACCTGCTAAACGGCGTAGTCGGTGCAGTATCAGCAGGGGCTACAAGTACGATAGCAGCCACAGGACAAGCAAACGTCTACTCATGCAGTGTAACTAATACAGCCAACGCAGCGGCAGCAGCCGGTACGGTCAAGATCAGCCTGAACGCTACTGATACTGCCACACTTGAAAACGCATTGCGCGCTGGAACTGAAACACTTGGCGCAGGGTTTGCTCAGCATGAAGTTGGTATTTTTAAGTCAAGCCGGATTGTTACTACTACGGTTGCGGTGGCTCGCAACATTGACGTTGAACAGCATGTCAGTTCTGGCAATCTCGGAACGAACAATATCACTATCGCTGGCGAGTCTGCATTCCCGGTAATACCTACCGCTGCGAGTTACTTCCTGTTCGGGTCATTCGTTGATGCATCGAACTATACTGCTGTCTTGTGGGACGGTACTAACCTCATTGCCCGCAAACGAATTGCTGGGGCAAATACTGATGCCACGGTTGCGCTGTCACCCACAGCCAACACGGTATTCAAGTGGGCGGCTAGATTTAGCACAGTAACGGGAATTGACATATTCCTGAATGGGGTAATCGGGACTAACCACACTGATGTTGCCACTTGTCAGATCGGGACTAACTTCCAGATTGGGGCTGATGGTAACGGGGCAAACGCTGCTTTTGCAACTACCAGAAACTTTAAGTCATTCTCCCGCGCTCTGACGGCTGTGCAAATAGGGAAAATTTAACATGATCCACATCCAGTTACTAGAAGAACGTAGAGTAAGCACCCCAGAGAAGCCACGGGAACTGGCACTTGTCCACGCAGGTCAGTTGCACACAATGGGCGAGCGAATAGACAGTATGGATAATATCTCATACGCGGCTGAATGGGACATGCGTAGCCCGTGGGTCACTGTGCTCAAGGGCAGTCTTGCTGATATCAAGCTGGCGTATGCTGGGTGGCCCATGGTAGAAGAAGCTGAGTACAAACTACTCCATCCAGTTGAGGAATTAGTGTAATGCTCAAGGATTATAAGCCAGCTCAAGAAGACGGTGACGAAGAGCCCGAGACTGAGAATCAAAAGTCAGAGCGTCAGGAGAAGCTCCGTGGTCTGTCTATTCACCTGGCCGGCAACCGGGCAGAACACATTGCCGATCGAGAGATGTCGGGGATTGAATCCGAGTGGAAAGAGGACGAGGAATACGTTGAGGGTATCGACAATGCCAACCGCGGCGAGTCGAGCAATGGTATGTCCGGTGGCAAGCCCTTGGGTCAAGCCAGTGTCCAGGACAATAACCAGGTAGGGTCAACGATATTCCTGAACATTGTCAGGCCGTACTGTGATGCAGCCTCTGCAAAGTTCGGGGAAGCTCTCATGCCGACCGATGATAAGGCGTGGGAGGTTAATCACACTCCTATTCCAGACCTTATCGGTATCTCCAAGGGCAATCTCCCTACCGCGGTAAAGCGTGGTCTTAAAACCATGTTCAAGGATGACGAGATAGCCCAGGGCAAGGAGATACAAAGCCTGGTCGACAAGGCCCTTGAAGAACTGGCAGAGGCCAAGGAAGTCGCTGCCAAGATCAGTGCCGTGATCGAAGACTGGCATATCGAAGCCCAGTACCACACATCCAACCGAATCATCTTCGATGACATTACCCAGGGGGGTAGTGGTGTCCTGAAAGGCCCGTTCCAAGTCAGGAAGAAAACCATTGCCTATGTCGAGGGCGAGCTGGTGACTGAGGACAAGCTGGTTCCTTCCTGGAAGCGTATCAGCAAATGGAACCTGTACCCGGCCCCGGGCTGCGGGCAGAACATCCACAATGGATCAGGGATATGGGAATGCGATGACATTACCCACAAAGAACTTCATGGCCTAATCGGTGTCGAGAACTACAACGAGCAGGAGATTATGGAGGTCCTGACAGAAGGCCCTCACAAGGCGACCAAAGAACAGCCCAAAGCCAATGACTCTACAGTGAGTGGGCTCAAGAAGCGCGACACCAAAAAACTTTACCAAATCTGGTATTACCATGGCATGTTGACCAAAGAGGAGATGGAGGCCGCTAACGTCAAACACCCTGGTGCGGAGATGTTCTACGATGCCAAGATCACCATGGTCAACAACCGGATTATCCGTGCTGTCCTCAATCCCATGGAAACCGGTGACTTCCCCTATGACGTGATGGTATGGCAGCGCCGTGAGGGATCTCCCTTTGGTATATCGCTAGGCAGACAGATCAGGACTCCCCAACGAATGATCAATGCCGCTGCCCGGAACCTGATGAACAATGCTGGACTGGCGGGTGGACCGCAATTCGTTATCAACAAGAACAAGATTTATCCAGAGGATGGGGTTTGGGAAATGGTCCCGCTCAAGTTCTGGATTGTGGAGGAAGACGCTGACATCAGTAGTATCGATGAGGTATTCAAGATCGTCACAGTCCCTATCATGCAAGGGGAACTGAGTGCCATTATCAGTTTGGGCCTGAAGTTTGCTGAACTGACCTCTGGGTTACCGATGATCATGCAGGGCCAGGTGAGCAGTGACACTCCGGACCGCGTAGGAATCGTTAACATCTTGGATAACAACGGATCCTCTGTCCTGCGTCGAGTGGCAAGACTGTACGATGACCTGGTGACCGAGCCGAACCTTCGCCGGACTCACCGGTATCTGTTACAGAGACATGAGGACGATACCCTTAAACGCACTGAATTCCAGATCGATGCCCGGGGTAGTAGTGCCCTGGTCGAGAAGGCCCAGCATTACCAAGCCCTGGTGGAAGTGGCTAAACTGGGGTTGCAGAACGATCCCAAGAACGATATCGACCCACGTAAACTCAGTAAGGAGATGCTCCGGTCATTAAGACTTGATCCCAAGAACTTCAAATTCGATGATGACGAATGGAAGGAAATGGTTGGCAAGTGGAATGAACTGTTGCAATCCATGGAAGCCCAGGGTGATCCGCGCACAGCTATTGCACAGCTTAATGCACAGGCAAGGCAGTATGTCGCTGACAAGAATGCTGAGACCCAGGCGGCCAGGACTGAAATGATTGGCGCTATTGCTGTGGGCAAGATGGATATGGACAAGGAGTTGGCCGAGCAGGAAGCCCAGCTGACTCTGTTGTTGAAGGGATCGGACGAGAGCCTGGATAGCATGAATCTGGAAGGAGACCTCAAAATTAGCGCCGACTCTATAAAGGCGAAATTGGCTACGGAAGTAATGAAAATACAGAACACTCTTCGATTGGTAAGAGAGAATGCCCGCGCCGATCAGCTCCCACGCCCGCCACTAGAACCACCAGGAAGGGCGAAGGCAGGCGAGAGTTACACAACGTAAGGATTCTTGCTATGAGCACGGATTAAACTTAGGATACATGCGTTCACCAACTAACCCATAGGAGATCGCCGTGACAGGAATAACCGCATTAGAAAAACTGATCACCACGCTTGTAGTCAATCAATCCGCTATTCTTGCATTGACCGAAAGAAAGCACTGCCAACCACAAAACAAACAAATGTGGCTAGATCGCCAAGACAGCCTGTATAAAGTTCTGAAGAAGTTGAAACATTTATCGGACAACTTCTACTCCACGGGCAGACCATGATAGAACCGACAATACATTCCCACATCTCCGGCACACTTCCAGACGCGCACCCGCTGGCTTATGTCTTTGTCGCTTGTGAGAAATGCCATGCTGCTATACACGACAGCAAAAACAAGTGCCTGCAGACCT